CGGCAACCGCGAGTCGCGCGACCAGTGCCCCACGTGCGGCTTGGCGTTCGCAGACGAACGGGCGGCGAACATTCACCACGAGGCGGTTCACGGCGAATCAATCGTGCCGACCGTTGAGTACGCTTGTGAACACTGCGGTTCAGCCCGCGAGGTTCCGCGGCGAGATTATGAAGCACACGACTATCGGTTCTGTAGCCGGGGGTGCGCATATGAGCATGGCTATGGGGGGAAAGGCGTCGAACGCATCCGCCGAATACTCGCGTCGGACGAAACTCACTGGGAAGAAATCGCCAGCGAGGTCCGGGAGTCGGCGGACGGGCGGTGCGAAATGTGTGGCGAGAAAACACCGACACACGGCCGTCCAGGGTTACAGACCCATCATGTTCTCCCACTCCGGTCCGGCGGAACGCACGCTGACTGGAATCTGTGGGCATTCTGCCCGTCGTGCCACGGGAAGGCCGAGGCCTTCGCCAACTCGCTATTCGACCGCCACCTTTGGAGTGATGAGAAATGTCTGAAGGAGAGGACGAGGCGGAAGAATGGACAATTCGAGCCAATGAGCAATTTGACCAAGGGGTAAGGTTAGGGCTCGCCGCGCGGTTAGGAAATCTGAATACATTCGGTTCGGACGATTCTGGCCTCAGAGATCACTACGATACGTTCGGCTGGCCGACAGACCCCGATGATACGGACTATCTCGCACTCTATCTCCGAAACGCGTTCGCCCGCGTTGTTGTCGATAAGCCTGCGTTCACGACGTGGCGTGTCGAGCCGACGATTCACGATGTCGACCAGGATGGTGAGCGCAACGAGGACAGTGACTTCGAGACTGACATCCAGAAACTGTTCCGCGGCCACGATCTTCGAAGCTACTTTGAGCGGGTCGACCGCGTTGCTGGCGTCGGCGAGCACGGTGCGCTGGCAATTAGTTTCGCGGACGTCAGCGGCGACATGGAGGCGTGGGAGAGGGACGCTCGGGAGGCCGACCTCACCAGCTTAGACGATATCAACACACTCAAACCACTCCTCCAAACGCAGATCGACGATATTGGGTGGGGCGGGCCGGACTCCGAACGCTGGGGAAAGCCCGAATACTATTCCGTTGACTGGTCCGACGACATCGACGCCGGGGCCGGGGGCGAACGTGGCCCGCTCAAAATCCACTGGACGCGGATCATCGACATCCCGGCGACGCGGCTGCTGGACGACGAGACGCTGGCCCGACCCCGCGTTGAGCCCGTTCTCAACAACCTGCTTGACATCGAAAAGACGCTCGGCAGCAGTGCCGAGTTGAGTTACCGCGGCGCCGACTACGGCCTGCATCTCAACTTCGACCCGGCGGAAGTCGATGTCACGCAGCTCGACACAGACGAGATGCGCGACGAGTTCCAGCGCTGGTATCACGGCCTGCAGCCGGAGTTCAAAACGGTCGGTGCCGAGCTGTCGGCGCTCGGTGGCGACACGATCGACCCGAGCCCAATCGTCGACAACAACCTCAAGGCAATCTACGCACAGACGGGCATCCCAAAACGGGAGTTCATCGGCAACCAGCAGGGCGAGCAGTCCGGCGCCGAGCAAGATGAGAAAAGTTATTTCGGGACGATCGCCGAGCGCCAAGACCACTATGCGACGCCGTATATTGTCCGGCAGACGATCGACCGATTCCGCACGGTCGGCATCCTCCCGGATCTGTCCGGCGTGATGTACGAGGTCAACTGGCCCGATCTTGCCGAACTCTCCGAACTGGAGCAAAGCGAAATCGCGTACAACCGCGCCCGGGCGGCGAAGAACGTGGCGCCACAGGGCAATACGGACCTCCTTCCCGGTGGTCTTGAATCAGCACTTGAGTATCTCGACACTGGGGAGTTCCCGGACGACGCCGGCGGTGTCGATGCGATGAACGTGCTCGACGAGAGTGACGAAGCGGTGCAGGAGCAATTCGAGGCGCTTGCTGGGGATGATGGCTGATGGGTGCGGTAGCCCGCGCACACAACCACGCCGCGAACGCGGAGGCAAACCGGGATCCGACGAGGACATCGGTGTTGAGGGGCCGGTATGCGAGTAAATTACGTGGTCGGTTCGGCGCGATCAACACTGAAATACGTGACGGCATCCGGTCCCGTGATGTCCTCGGTCTTCGTGACGACGGTCTTCTGAGCGCCCAGGCAAATCCACTCCCCTCGCAGTTCCCACGCCGCCGGGACCGCCAAATCGAAGCGTTCGACGCCTGGCTGCAACGCCAGATGGACAATGAGGTCCTTGAGACCATCGGCCCGAAGCACAACCAGTTCGTCAGAACGAGCTACGAGCGCGGTCTCGCACACGCCGACCGGGAGGCGCGCAAGATCGGTCTTGACATCCCCAATCGCGATGTGGCGACAGTCATCAACCGCCCGATCCATCGCGAGGAGCTCCAACTCATCTACACGCGCGATTACAGCGAGCTTGAGGGGATTACGCAGGCGGTCAGCCAGCAATCTTCGCGGACGCTTGCGGAAGGGCTGGCCGCCGGCGAGAACCCGCGGGACATTGCCCGGCGTCTGACCGACCGCGTCGACGCGATCGGCAAGACCAGAGCGACGACGCTCGCGCGGACGTCGGTCATCGACACGTTCAACTCGGCGGCGTTGAATCGCTACGAGGAACTCGGAGCAGAGGGAGTGTCGGTCAAGGCCGAACACCAGACCGCTGGCGACCGCCGCGTTTGTGCCGAATGTCGATCGCTTGCGGGAACGGTGTACACGATTCAGGAGGCGAAAGGACGCATCCCAGTTCATCCGCGGTGCCGTTGTGCCTGGGTCCCGATCGGACAGTCTGCGAACGGTATCGTCGCCAACACTAAGCTGACAGCGAGCCCGGGCATCAGAGCACGAGCAGCTGCCTAACCCGAGAGAATCCACCCATGAGAACCATCAGACTAGTAACAAATTCGATAGAGCCGAACAAGGTGGTAGAGACTGACGAGTATTTTCTGATCGAAGATGTCCCGTTTCTCAAACCACTTGAATCGCTTGATGGGGGATACGTCCCCCAGGACAATATTGAGCAGACAGCGAACGGTTGGCATGGCGTGCCGGCCACACTCTACCACGCTCGGAACAGCGATGGGAAACCCATCCCAGCACACAATCGGCCGGAGCAGCACATCGGCGAGATCCGCCAGCCGACGTTCGACGGCGAGCACGTCCGGGCTGGGGAGTTGCGAATCGAACACGACGATCTCGATCGCCTCGGCGAGCAGGCCGACGAACTCAGGGCCGCGCTGGAAAACGGCGACCCGATCGAAGTCTCCTCGCAGTATGCATCCACAGACCTCCCGCCGGGAGAGTACGACGGCGCGTTCCGGTCGAACGCAGCCGCCATTACCCGGCCGGACAGCGTCGCCATCCTCCCCGACGGAGCGGGCCGATGCTCAATCGAGGATGGCTGTGGGATCAATCCACAGCTGGCCGCGAATAGCCAGCTGACGGTGCCCATGACCGATGACCCAGCAAGCGGCGAGGACATGGACCCGGCAGCGGCCCAGGCAGACGCCGTCGATCTGACCGATCCCGATGCGGAGACGAAGCGCACCGTTGGCGAGCGAGTGCTCAACGCACTCCCGTGGCGTGATGACGAGCGTAGCGGCACCGACAGTTCTGACGAGCCGGCGGAATCCGGCATGGACGATGCGGACGACACCAACCACACTATGGACGACTCATCGAAAATCGACTTCATCGTCGCTAACTCCGACTTCGACCGCGAGAATGTCTCGCAGTGGGAGGGCGAGCAGTGCCTTGATCGACTCTTCGAGCAGGTCACGGCCAACGCCGCCGGCGACGATGTGGGCGACGACACGGACGACAACAGTACCGACAATGCCGCCGACGACGGCGGCGATACAACCGACACGCAGACGCTTGCCGACATGACCGTCGACGAGCTGGCTGACGGCCTTCAGGAGCGCGGCTTTGTCACCGCGGATCAGGCGGCCGAACTGGCAGCCAACGCTGACGCCGAACGCGAAAAGCGGGAACTGGCGACGACGATCGCTGCTAACTCTGCGGACTACGACGACCCCGACGCCGTCTTGGAGGACTACCCGACGACGGCGGCGCTGGAGACCAAGCGCGATGATGTCACCGAGTCGGCTGGCGTCCCGGGCACAGGCGTTAGCGCGAACTTCGACGGCGGCAGTGACGATGACCTCACGAGCGATGTCTCCGCGGGGGTGTTCGAATAATGCCGACGACACACAGCGACGCAAAGGTCCTCGCAGAGAGTGACAACTCGCTGTTCACCTACGAGGAGGCCGAAGTCGCCTCGGGGAGCACGATCTACCCGGGGATGGTCGTCGAGAAGACGGGCGAGAACAGCGACCACGAGGAGACCCCGACGGTTCAGCCGGTCGGTTCGGCGGGGAAAGTCGGCACGAACTTCACCATCGCGCTGACGCCGCGGGCGCCGCCGCGCGGCGCCGACTCGGATGTCCCGATCGAACACGAGTACGACGCCGGCGAGTCGGTCCAGGTCGCCGTCTGTCAGCCGGGCTGTGAGGTGCAGAACGCCCTGCTCGCAGACGGGACTGGGTTAGCGACGTCGAGCAATGCAAACGTGTCCTACGACGACCGGCTCGGCAGTTCCGACGACGGGTCGCTGAAAAACAACAGCACGGCAGGCGCCACGCTCTGTCGCGCTCGCGAAGCCGTGGACAACAGCGGCGGCGGGGGCGACCAGGGCGGCATCTCTGCCGAGCGACTCAACGTAGAGGTGGTCTAAATGGCGGACATTCAGGCAAATCGCAGTACGATCGACAATCTTGATTTGTCACAGGGCCAGGAGATGGCCCTCGTGGCAAACGGCGAACAGCAGCAGGAATACCTCGAAAACATCCGTGCGAACGCGATCGAGGCGGCCCGCGAGCGCTACGGGCCGCAAGCCGAGCAGTGGCAGGCCAACGCCTTTTCGGAACTCGACCGGGCGTTCCTGCTCGGCTTCTACGAGGAGCCGACCAGCCGGCCGTCCGCACTCAAGGCCAACGATCAGGTGCTGGACTTCGAGGAATGGGAGGGCCGTGCCGAGGGCAACCTGGAGGAGATTCGCTACAACCTCACGATGGTCGACGACGTTCTCCAGGCGGCCTACACGGTCAACTCCAGTCTGGCGCGGACGGTCTACGTCCGCCAGCGCGAGGGGACGTGGCAGACCCGCGGCGAGCGGTCGATGGACGGCCGCGCCCGCGCCCAAGACGACGAGGCGCCGCTGGACATCATCGGCACGCCGCTGCCGATCGCCCATGTCGACTACACGATCAGTGCCCGCGAGCAGCAGCAGTCGATGAACTTCGGGGAAGACATCGAAACCCGGAAGGCACGGCAAGCTGGCCGCATCCTGCGCGAACTTGAAGAGGAACAGATGCAGGACGGCTGGGGTCCGACGGTGCCGGACTCGCATGGCAACTCCGTCACGATGTACGGCTACAAGGACTCCAGCGTCGCGATCACCGGGACCGCGACCGGCGACTGGGGGACGCCGTCGAACGTGCTGGACACGATCGACGACGAGATCCTCAACCCGCTGGAGACCCAGACGAGCGAGAACAACCGCGGTCCGGACCCTGAGAGTCAGGGGCTGTGGCTGTACTTCCATCCCAACCAGCGGTCGGATCTTCGGGCAGCCGACCCCCGCGGCGACGGCAACATGTCGCTGCGCCAGCGCATCGAGCAGGACTATCCCTACATCGACATGCGGGCGAGCGGCGTTCTCGCGGACGGCGAGGTTATCGCCGTCACGAAGGATCCGCGATTCATCGAAGTCATCAACGCCCAGTCGCCGACGAACCTCAGCGAAGAGGTCGACTTCGGACTCGCGACCGAGTTCAAGACGCTGTCCTGTCGCGTGCCCTTCCTCAAAAGCACGTACGATAACATTCAGGGGTCGGTCTACCTGACGGGCGCGTAGAAATGCCTCGCTACGAGTGGACGGGCGCTGAGGACTTTCGCGACAGTCGCAACGACCGCGTGGTCGCGCCTGGCGATGTCGTCGAGCTCACAGAGTACGTCGGCGAGCCACAAAAGGAGATGCGACGCGTTGTGGAGAGCGACGGCGAGCCGGCAACGGACGACCCGTCGGATGGCGAGGTCAAGGCG